GCGTGGTACTTGCGCGCGTCGATGTCCCAGTCGGGCCAGCCCAGATGGGCCCGCCCCGCCCACTTGAGCGACTTGGGCGCGTTCTCGTCGAGCAACTGCAGCACGAGCATCGTGTCGCATGTTGGGCGGCTGAGCGCCCCGGTCAGGCGGTACCAGACCAGGTCGTCGAACATGCCGTTGTGCACGGTCCGCTCGGTGTGGTTGCGCTCGCCGGTCAGGATCGGCGTGGCTCGTTCGGTGAGCCATCGGGATACGAGCGCCACCCATTGGTCGTCACACTCGGGGTGGTCGATGGGTAGGCAGTAGGCTTCGGCGCCGGTGAAGCTGAAGGCGATTGAATAGACCCGGAAGTCGTGGTGCCACCAGCCTGGCGTGACGTTGGTCTCGAAGTCGTAGGTGAATGCGGGCTCCGTCCGTAGCGCAGTGTCCAGCACCTTGAGCCCCGATCCCGATGTAACGAGATCCACACGGACAGGTGGCGTATTCGGCGGGGGGACCAGGTCACCCCGCACCAGACGCCCAAAGCGATGGACATCTGCTCGCCAGGCGTTCTCCCGACCTCGATCCCGCAGGATAGCTGCAGGATGGTAGGCCGGGAGGACCCACGCCTGATACTTCGCTGACCATATTTCCTTACCCGAAACCTGTCCCACTGTGCCCTTGCCCAGTAGTCTCTGGACGGCGATGTTGCCCAGAGCCAGAATGAAAGCGGGCTTGACACGCTCGATCTCCTCCTCCAGGTTCGGCGCACACAGCCTGGCGAAGCTCATGTCGGGCTCACCGGGGCACTGGTAGGTGTTGGTCAGGTAGGCGCGCTTTATACCCGCCTGGACCAGTCCCTCTTTGAGTAATTGCCCCGAAGGGCCGACGAACGGTCGGCCCTCCTGGGTCTCGTTCCAGCCAGGGTTGATGCCCACGGCCATGCACGCGGGCCCACTCCACTCCCCAGCCGACCACCACTCCCCACCGACGCGTGGGCCAGCAGCGGCAGGACACTCAGCGCAGCCAGACATCAGCGCACAATCGCCTGGATCGTATCGCGCTCATCCAGCGGCAGATGCGCGGGCCCCTTGGTGTACTCGGGGATGAACGTCGGGCGGATGAACGCCCGCCCTGGACCCACGCGCTGCTGGCGCCAGTGGCCCCTGACCTTCCAGCGGTGCGTCCACTCGGGCGCCTCGCCCTCACCCAGCACGGGCCCGCTGGCGTAGCGGCGCAGCACGACGATCCTGACCTGGGGCAGCGGTCTGCCCTCACGCCTGGCCATCTTCTTGTGCAGCCGATCCAGGTCGAGCGTGCGGTGGCCAGCGATCTCGGTCTTGAGGAAGTTGGTCCACACGTACAGCAGGCGGTAGATCAGGCCCGCCGAGCGGCGCGCATCCTGATCGTCCATCTCGACCTCGGCGTCGGTCAGCCCCTGGTCCCTGAACCGTCGGTCCTCGTTGCCGTGGTTGCGGATCTGCTCGGTCGAGTAGCGGATGCCATAGCCGAGCGGCATCCAGTGCCTGGGCATCCACGGCCCCATCTGCTGGCGATGCGCTTCGGGTGTGTCGACGATGCTGTACAGGATCTTGCCGTCGATGTTGTGCGGCGTGTTGTTCCTGTCGATCCCGCTCAATTGGAAGCTGGAGCCGTGCTCGCCGTGGTGCGGATCCTTGGGGTTGGTGAACTGGCCCCACAGCAGGGCCCGCAGCGGCTGGCTGCCGCTCGGGTCCAGGTGGGTCGGCAGCGGCACGGCGCCGTCGAAGTAGACGGTCCCCGTCAGGCTCGGGAAGTCGTCGGGCTCGAAGTGGAACAGGGTCATGCTCAACTGCTCGGCGGCGTCGCGCAGCAGGTCGGTGATTTCACGGGAAACGTAGAACGTCTCGCCGAAGTCGACGATACCCACCATGTGCCTGCGCACCGCTTCGACCATGTTCGCCGCCTGGGTGTCGGTCATGTCGTCTCTGAGCGGTGCGACTCGAAACGCGTGCTCGAAGCCCCTGTCTCGGCGCAGCAGCGCGCCGTACGCCTGGCGAAAGTGGAGCGCGTCCAGCGGATTAGCCATTGCCGTTCCCCCCGTCGGTGCGCTTGAGGTACTTGAGCAGCAGCCTGGCCATGTCGACCGCGCTGGCCCCCCGTTCGAGCGCCCTGATCATGATCTCGTCCTGGGTCTGCTGGCCGATCAGGTACAGCAACTGGACGTTCGTCGTGGTCCCGATCCTGTGTACCCGGGACGTCGTCTGCTCCCACTGGATGACACTCGGAGTGAGCGAGAACAGGATCATGCTCGACGCCGCCGTGAGCGTGATGGCCACGCCGCCAGCGGCGTAGTTGAGCAGCATCACCCCGTTGTGATCCTCTTTCTGGAACCAGTCCTCGGCCCTGGTGCGCAGCGGCCCCGAGACCGAGCCGTCGATGACGCGGTACGGACGGCCCGTGCCCTCCAGGGTCTCGGCCAGGCGCTGCAGGTCGGGTCTGAACCTGGCGGCGACGACGACCTTCTCGTCGATGCGCTCGTCGAGTAGCTCCATGGCCGCTTCGAGCTTCGAGGTACCGATGTTGACGCTCTGGCCGTTCTCGTCGGTCACGTGGCCAGCGGCGATCTGGGTCAGGCGCAGGATCTTGGTCAGCACAATCGTGGCGTTGGCTTCGGTCACCTCGCCGTTGCCGTTGTCCAACTCGGCCCGGAGCATCGTCTCCATCTGGGTGTACGCCTTGCGCTCGGCGGGGCTGAGGGTGATCGGCACCTCGGTCACGATGGGCTCGGGCAGGTTGAGGGCCGACTTGGGCACGGCGTGGACGTACGGCGCCATGGCCCGCACCAGCTTCTCGTGGCCGTCGCTGCGCAGGATCAGCGCGCCGCCCTTGCCGCGCATCGGATACGCCCCGTTGGGGCCCTGCGCGAGCACCACGGTGTTCTGCTTGAACTGGATGTAGCCCTCACGGAAGACGGGCTCGTGCGGGCTGACGATGCGGAACTGGGACCACCAGTCGAGCGGGGAATGCGCTGGGGTACCCGACAGCAACAGCTTGTGCTCGGCAGCAGCGGCGAGCTTCCACATCGAGCGCGTCCTGGCGGCGCTGGGCGACTTGATGTACTGCGCCTCGTCCAGGATGAGCAGCACGGGCGACCACGCCTGGAGCCGATGCAGCCGCCCCGCCCCAGTGCGCCGCTGAGCGGTCAGGCTCTGCGACTTGGGGTCCTTGAGCTTGTCGTAGGTGGTGATGACCACCTCGGTGCTGGCATCCAGGCTATCGACGTCGCTGATCACCTCGCCTGGCAGCCACTTGTCGAACTCGCGCCGCCAGACACCCTGAGCGACGACAGGGCACACGATGATGGTCCGCGTGGACTTGAGCAGCCGATGCAGGGCAATGGCCCCGAGCGACTTGCCCATGCCTGGCTTCCACTGCAGGTAGAAACCGTGACTTGCACGAGGGTCCTGCAGCGCGTGATAGGCTCGTGTGATCCCCTCACGCTGATACGGGTGCAACGCTACGGTCATATGCGATCCCTCCTCAAGAGATCTACTAGAGATGCGACACCTGTGCGCCGCCTCGTCCGTGGCGACTGTTGCACAAATGCCACTGGTCATCCTACACTCGTGGGTGGTTGCCGTCAAGTGGCAACTTTCCATCTAGGCGGAGGTACACATGCCCAGCACTGTTGCTAGTGCCGATACGAATCGAGTGAGTTTCCAGGGCTGGCTGCCCGCGCAGGAGGCGGCTGATCATCTCAACGTATCCCGCGAATACATCTACAGGCTGAAGGCTATCTACGACAATGGTGGGGCTGGTATACCCGGCTTCATGCTCGGCGAGAAGTCCAGCGTACTGATGTTCAGGATCTCCGATTTAGACGCGTACAAGAAGAGTCATCCGGACCTTGGCAAGAATCGGAGCGATCCTGGCGTAGCTGTAGCTGGCTAGGCCGTCGGATGTTCGCACCGGATACTCCGGTCCCGCTGCAGTATCTGCGGCTGGGGGCCAGCGTGATCCCGCTGGCGCCGCACGACAAGCGCCCGTATAGCTCGATCCTGGACGGCCAGACCTGGGCACCCTACCAGAACAGGCGTCCAACGCAGGACGAGGTGCGCGGCTGGCTGGCGCGCGGGGTCGAGCACAACTGGGGCGTGGTGTGCGGACAGGTTTCGGGCGGGCTCTACTGCGGCGACGTAGACGAGCCCGTCTTCGCCCGCTGGGTCATCGAGCACGCCCGGGATCCGATCTTCAAGGGCGCGTGCATCGTCGAGTCGGGCTCGCACAAGGCGCACATCTGGTTCAGGTCCGACTCGCAGGTCTTCTCGGGGCGCTGGAAGCCCAGAGGTGGCAAAGCCGTCGGCGACATACGCGGCGACGGCTCGGGCGGCGCGGGGCCCTCGTACATGGTCGTGCCGCCGAGCATCCACCCCGACACCGGCGAGGCGTACGTGGTCCGCACGGGTAGCTTCGAGCGGTTACCCGTGGTCCCCAACGGCGAGCAGTTCCTGCAGGACATCCTGGCCACGTACCTGCAGAGCCACCCGCAGCCCGCCCTGCCGCCGCCCGCGAGCAGCAGCAAGACGATCCTCGATCTGGACGACGACGAGCGTCAGCGCGTCTTCGATGGCGTACGCGCGCTCAAGCTCAAGGCCAGGATCAAGGACACGCTGCTGGTGCCGGGAAACCAGGACTTCAACTCCAGGCACTGGCAGCGCAGCGTATCCAGCCACAGCGAGATCGACTTCGCGGTGTGCTGCGAACTGATCAGGAAGGGCCAGGGCTTCGAGCAGATCGAGCGCATCTTCGCCGCGTGCCTGGTCGGCGCCGCGTGCTACCGGAACAAGCAGCGCTCGAACCACGGCTACAGCTATCTCAAGGCGACGTACGACGCGGCGTGGGCCGAAGTCGAGCGCGAGCGCCAGGCGGCCAGGGTCGCGGCGGGGACCAACTTCAAGGTGCTCGATGCGCTGCGCATCCAGTTCGACGTCGGGGAGAGCCGGTACCGGTTAGCGGTTGAGTGCACCAGGAGCGACATGTCCACGTTCCAGGCGCAGGTCGAGATCGACGACGAGGATCTGCTCTCCATGGACCGCTTCCAGAGCGCGTGCCTGAAGCAGATCCAGTTCGTCCCGGACTTCGCCAACAACCAGCAGGGGCGCCACTTCAAGAGCACATTTGGTCAGGCCGTGGCCAACTCGGTGACCGAGGTCAGGGTCGCCCTGGAGGTGCAGACGCGCTTCGGCTTGCTGGCCATGGCGCTGCGGGACCAGCTTCGGGCCCTCAGGGATGGCGAGCCCGAGAGCGCCCGCCACACCTCTGGGCTGGGCTGGCGGGTGGGCAACACGTACTACCTGCGCGGGATGCGCGTGCTGCACATCTGGCGGGCCCTCGATCACAACTTCCAGCCCCAGCTTTCGGAGCGCGTGTACCGCATCCTGGGCCACTACGAGCCGTTCACTCAGTACTGGCCCGACGGGACGTCCGAGTCGGTGATGCGCCTTGTGCTTGTTTAGCTCGGTACGCGCGCTTGTAATTCTCGCGGCAGATGCGGCAGCGGCGCTCGCCATCCGCGCGGTACACGGTGTTGGCTTCATTGTATTCACTGCCGCACCGGGGACAGTGGGTCCGGCGGGCGTTGATGCCAGTTGGGCCCTGGCCACGGCGCACGTTCTCGGCGTGGCTGATGGCCTCCAGGCAGTCGGGGCGGACGCACCGCCTGAGACCAAACGGGTGCCCGAGGTGGTCGATGATCGGGGCCTCGTCGGGGATCGGCCCGATCCACCTGACGTACGCCACCCGGTGGGCTAGCTCGCCCGACATGTTGTGGTGCGGCTTGAACCTGCCATAGCCGTCGTTGGGGTTGACGTAGCCCGTCCACAGCCAGTGCCGCTCGCCGAAGCGGACGCGTGCATCGAAGCTCTCGGTCCACGCGGGATTCCAGGTCAAATCACCCCGGGCAGTGCGCTCCGGTGTCAGTCTGGGCATGGGCGAGTTACCCCTCTCCCTCAGCCAACGAAGCCCATCGCCGCGTCGATCTCGGCGAGCGTCTCGGCGGCATCGAACATCTGGCCCCAGATGGTGACCACGAACGTCCTGATCGGCTCACCGGGATTGCGGTAGTAGGTACCCCAGCCGCCGACGTGCGCCGTGGCCAGCCTGGCAATCTCGTAGTTGGGCTCGCGCGGATGCAGCGTCAGGTACGGAACGGGCGCGGCCATCGGCGCGGGTAGCGTCTGGGCTATCTCAGTCATCAGAAGCCAGGGTACGGTGTTCCCTCCTGGCCAGGCACGAACTCCAACAGGCGCCGGTGCCTGGTCGTCCCGACGTAGGCCACGCATGCCTCGGCCCTGGCCCCCTCGGGGGTGAGCAGGTTGCGGTAGGGCAGCGTGCCCCAGCTATCGACCAGATGGACGGTGTCGGCCTCCCTGCCCTTGGCGGCATGGATCGTGCCTACCCGTACCAGTGGCGGCTGCACGAACGCCTGGAGGCCGTGCTGAGCCAGCACGCGTTCGTAGTACTCGCCGTGCGGTAGACCGAGGGCTTCGGCCCTCAGGTCTCGGCCCAGGATGTGCGCCTCGACCATGTGCTCCGGGGCCTGCCTGGCCAGCCGAGCCGACTCGGCCTTGAGCCCGCGCGGCAGCCCACTCAACTGGTCGATCAGCCCCGCCATGGCCAGCGCCGAGATGGCCCCGCGCTGACGTAGCTGGACCAGGGCCCGAAAGGCGTGCGCCGCCTTGCGCTCCAGCGGCCCGCCGCCCCTGACGTTGCCGTACGGGACGCCCGCCTCTTCAAGCTGTTCGTAGACGGGCCGCAGCAGACGCGCCGTGCGCGCCAGCCAGAACTCGGTGCCGTCGGTCACTTCGCCCGAGCCCGTGCCCGTCCAGGTGCCCAGCCACTCCTCGTCCCTGTAGCCCGCGCTGTACAGGATAGACTGTGCCCGTTCAGCGGCGTGCGCCGTGAGGCGTCGGCTGTCCCCGAGTGGGCGCAGTACACCAGGGTGGTTGATGAATAGCTCCGGTGCCGCGCCGCTGAACAGGTAGATGGCCTGGTACGGGTCTCCTGCGAGGGCCGTCAACCTTCCAACCGACCAGGCGTCTACCGCCCGCCACAGCAGCGGGCTGTTGTCCTGGACCTCGTCGGCCAGCACGACGTCCACCGGGGGCGTCTCGAACAGGCCCGCTTCGAGCATGTCCTCGAAGTCGATCCGCCCGATCTGGACCTTGAAGTCCGTATACGCCTGAGCGATGTGCTCGCACCGCTCGACCGAGACGACGGGCCCGCGCGGATCCCACGGCACGACCAGGTACGCCTGCTCGATGGGGATCATGCGGTGCCTGGCAGCGGAGTGCACGGCGAGCGCGGCCTCGACCTCATCTCGGCCAGGCTCGGCCCACGTGTAGCCTTCCAGTTCGTCCATGTCATGCCGCGTGGGGGTACCGCCAAGCGAGAGCACGAACGCCTTGAGATCGTCCGAGTCCATGACCTTGCCGCCGGTCATCTTCAGGGCCAGACTGTGGATCGTGCCGACCCACGGCAGGATGTTGTTGAAGAACTTGCGCCTCGCCCAGCCGTCGGCGGGGGGCTTGAGCCCCCGCGCCGTGGCGATGCGTTCCTTCAACTCGTCTGCTGCGGTCCGAGTGAAGGTGATGGCGCACAGTCGATCAGGGCCGTATTCGTTCACGACCCGTAGCGCCTGTGCGGTCAGGCGGGTGGTCTTGCCCGTACCCGGCGGGCCGTACAGCTTGACGACGTGCTCGCTCATTTCGCACACGCCTTGTCGAACCGCCACGGTTCAAAGCTGGGATTGTCGTCCTGCAGCACCTTCGCAATGGCGTTGCGGGCCAGTTGCCAGCGCAGCATCTGCGCATGCTGCGCGGGGGACGGCCTGACCGACGCAAGCGCGGCGGCCAGAGCCTCGTAGTCCTTACGGGACATCGACATGGAAGCCCTCCCCGACGGTGTCGCACGACGGGCAGCCATCGTGGTGATAGTGCAGCGGCTCGTCGTACGGGCAGTCACGCACCGCACAGATGGTGCACTCGTCGATGTCGCACGCCTGCCAGTCGGGGTGCGGATTGACCCGCAGTAGCTCGCGCGCCTGGAGCAAGTAGCGCAGCGCCTCGGCCATCTCCAGGGTGTCGCAGTTGTAGCGGATGTCGTGCTCGCCGATCTTCTCGATGGCCATCCCGACCAGCGAGAAGGCGTCGGGGAAGGGGGCGGGCATTACGCCCGACCCCCCGTGATGATGCGGTACGCGTGGCGCAGCAGGTCCATGAGCGTCATGGCCTCGGTCGCCTCGGCGCTGAGCGCATCGAGCTTGGCCTCCAGCGCAGCGATGCGCTGGTCCTGGGTCTGGGCCATGGTCGACACCCGCTGGTCCAGCTTGCGCCACTCGTCGTTGTCCGTCGAGGTGATGCGCTCCCAGATGCGATTCTCCAGGGCATCCTCGTCGACCGTCTCGGCCTCCTCACTGATGATGTCCCGGACGTCGCTCGCCGTGGTGTAGTCGCTCAGCGCCTCCTGGATCTTCTCGTCGACCGTGTCCTCGGTGACCAGATCCCGCTGGTTCAGGTCGTCGTCGATGCGCTGCTCAAGCACATTGTCCAGTTCGTTGCTGACCACGTCGGACAGATCCGCCTCGCCGATCATCTCCTCGACGCGGCTCTCGTCGGGGTAGTTGTTGACCGACAGGTAGCCCTCGATGCGCTCGTTGACCGTCTCATCAACGTGGTCGTCGACGTACTGCTCGACCTTCTCGGCCAGCATCTCCTGGACCCTGTCCTCGGTCGGGAAGCCGGCGTCCCTGATGGCGCCCTCGACCATCTCGTCAATATCCTGGCCCGCCTCCAGCGCAACCAGCCGCGTGGATACGCTGCTATCCAGTTCAGTGACCCGCTCGCTGAGCTTGTTGAAGTCCTCGTTGACGACGTAGTCGCCGTCGCCCTGATCCTCCAGAGCGTTGCGCACCATCTCGCTGATGGCGCTCTCGCTGACTGCCGCTTTCAGTTCATCAAGGGTCTGCTCCAGACCCGAGGTGTCGACGTTCAAGCCGATGTCGACCAAACCGAAATAGCTCATGTCTGTGCCCTCCTCAAGGCAATTGAATTGGCTGCGGCGGGGTCGATCAGAGGGGTATCGTCCGTCCCTCGTCACATGTTCCGCCGCCACAACCATGGTGCCACAACTGGTGTCTCGTGTCAAACACCAATTTGCCGCTATAGCCGGATAAAGCTAGACCCCCAGCCCCAGCGCAGCACGCTCACCCAGGCGTAGTCGCCGTAGTCGCCCGTGACGTACTGCCTGCCCCACGCCAGGCTCGGGGCCCAGACGTCGACCCAGCCCGTGCCCCGCCCGAGCAGGCCCCGATCCAGGCACGTCACCTCCCAGCCGTCGGGCAGCATGAGCACGCTGCCCATCGGGAAGCCATACGAACAGGCGGCGGCACCCAACCGGGTGTACTGCCCGCTGGCCATGGTGCCCCGGAGGGTGTAGAAGGTCAGCCGCACGTACTCGCGGCGCGGCTGCCAGTCCTCGTCCGACTCCTGGGCCCTGACGTCGAGCCTGCTGAGCAGCAGCCAGGCCACGACAGCCAGCAGGACGAGCAGCCAGAACCTCATTCGCCCTCCGGTAGGGCGGGCGGCTCGACCTGGGTGTACTCGTAGCGCGGCTGCTGCTCGACCGCCTGGGCCCGATGGCTGCGGTATGGTCGCACAGGGGGTGGCGGGTCGTAGCGCTTGCTGCGTACCCGGTCGTTGGGCATCTCCAGGTTGGCCAGCTTCTCCAGCACGGTGCCCAGTTCGAGCGCCGCATTGGCCGCGCGGCGGTAGTTGCCCGCCTGGATGTAGCCCTGGATGGTCTGCTGCAGGGCCTTGATCTCGGCCCGCAGTGCCACCGCGTGTGGGATACCGGGGATGTGACTCATATGTAAGCTCCAAGCCAGCGTAGAAGCTGGATGACCACGGCGGCCATGCCGATGACCACAAAAAAGAGCAGGGTCGTCATGACCCCGCCCACCAGATTGCCCCACAGCCAGAAGAGCGGACGGCCCAGCACGTGGGCCGCCCAGAACTTCAGGCTAAGCATGCTCGGCCACCTGTGTCCAGATGACCAGGCTGGTCACCACGCTGCCGTCGGTGTCCCGGCGGCCCCGCGTGATCAGATCCCAAAGCTCGCTGCAACTGAGCATCTCGCGCGTCTCGCCGTGGCTGCCCAGGTACAGCGCCTGGGGATCCGACCACGACAGGATCACCTCGGTCTTACTCACCGGCCCGCTCCCACGGCTTGGCGCCGATGAACTCGTCGAGCGGATCCTGCTCGTGCTCGGTCGCCCAGACGCGGTACTCGGCCCACGCCTTGATCTCCTCATCCGGGTCGGGCAGTTCATCCTCGGCGATCTCGACGTGGTCGCCGTCGCTGAACGCATCGTAGCTGTAGGTGTGGCCGCCGTCGCTGTGGCCATAGACCCAGTACTGGCCCTTGTGCCAGGTCTCGCCCGTCTCGTGCTTGGTGCAGTGCCAGGGCACCGCAGCCAGAATGTCAGCGTACTCGTGCATTGCTTGCCCTCCTCAAGGCAGGTAGTACTCGTGGGGCTGAGATACGGGCAGCCCCGACCCACACGAATTGTGCTCGTCATAGCCGACGGCGCCCGTGCTTGGCGTTGCTTGCACGGATCCCGTCTACCGAACCCTCCCTCGGGGACTCGGAGTCCCCAATTGCCTGCTCATCATCACGCAGCCACTTGAACCAGCGGGCCAGGGCCCAGGTGAACAGGGTGCAGAGCCCCAGCCAGGCGGCCAGGGCCCAGACCCACCAGGGCATCTAGATCTCCGCTTTGCCCTGCACGACGGCCATGGTGGCGGTAAAGGCGCGGCCCTTGGTGTCGGCGCGCTCGCCGAACAGGACCGAGTGGGCCAGCCCCGAGCCCTTGGATCCGCCCTTCCAGTCCTCAAGCTCGACCACCGCCTGGTACAGGCCCCACGCCGTGCCCCAGGTGGCGCGGTTCTTCATACCCGTGCCCGCCCCACGGAACAACTCGAACGCCTGGACCCGCCGCTCGTCGGTGATGCGCCGCTCGCTCTCACGCCGCTTGGCCCGCTCGGCGTTGGCCTCGATGGTCAGCACGGGGTCTTCGACGTACTCGGGCAGTTGCGGGTAGGTCTGCTGGAGCACGTACTTGATCTCGCGCGGCGCCTCGGGGCGGGCCCTGGTCAGGGCGTAACCCGCCATGACGTCGTACGCCTCCTGAAGCTCGGGCAGCTTGGCCTCGGCCCGCTCGACCACATCCTCCAGCCAGCGGCCCATGCGCTGCATGATCCAGGCGTCATGGACGAACCTGGCCTGCTGGGTCGACGCGGCCAGCGCAGCGGCGAAGGTGTTGCTGCAGACCGTCCTGACGCTGCTGGTGTTAGCCCCGGACGCGGTGGAACCGTCCATCATGCTCCAGGCCATCAGGAAGTTGTCGATCTCGTCGCCCCTGACGTTGAAGGCGGGGAGCTTGAAGGTGGCCACGAACTGCTTGCCGTCCTTCAGCGCGAGCAGCGTCTCGACGGGGCGGCGGACCCGCTCGTCACACAACGCCACGAACTCCTGGGGGGTGACCAGGCGATAGTCACCCGACACGGTGCCGAAGTACGCCTCCTGGGGATCCTCGGGGACGGGGCCCCGAATCAGCCCGAAGGCAGGCACCTCGATGTGCTCACCATTCTGCTTGGTGACGATGGTCTGAAGCTGCAGCTTGTGCACCGTGTACTCGCCGACCAGGCTGAACGCCTCGGCCGCCGTGTGCTCCAGGTTGTCCACAAAGCCCATGTTGTGCCAGGCCGCCAGGCCACGGGCACCGTAGAACTTGTTCGAGAAGATATCCGCTGGCATCTCTGCCCTCCTCAAGTGTATTTGTCGCCGTCCTGCGACCCCAACATCGTTGCACAATTGTCCGACGATGTCAACCCTCGATTTGTCGACTGGGCTTGAGCCAATCCGGCCTAGCAACGACAGCCTTGTGCCAGTCCAGGCGAGTCCTGTCGTACGCCGTCGTCTCGTACACGAAGCACAGTTGGCAGAGCAGGACGAGGTGTCCACCAGGCATCGTGTACTCGCGTAGCTCGGTCCCGAGATGCTCCCGCAGGGCCCCGTCACAGCCCATCATAACCCGGCGCATTACCGGTCCACCTCGGGCGAGTTGCCCCTCTCCTGGAGCCCAGCCGCCATAACCGGCACCTGGCCCCGAACCTCACGCTCGGCAACCTCGACGTGCACGTCGGGGCTGTCGTACGGGAAGCGGCGCATGGCGGCATGCGCGTCGATGCGATTCCAGTACACGGGCCCGACGGCCACTTGCACCTGGCCCGCCGTGTGCTGGGTCACCAGCAAGATAAAGACGGTCGGTTTGATCGGCAGCATGTGCCCTCCTCAAGACACGGAAAAGGGCGGAGGCCGTAGCCCCCGCCCTGGCGGATTACGCTGGTACCTGTAGCTCGGGCTGGAACCGATGGCGATGCTCGTCGTAGAGCGTCTCGCACTCCATGCAGAACGGGCCATCGTCGTCCTCGTGCTGCTCCTCGACATGACCGCACAGGCAGCGCGGCTCAGGCGGGCCCGACTGCTCGGCGATCAGCACCGCAGTGCTCATGTCCGTGGCGACGAGCGTGGAGCCGTCCCAGTAGTACGCCTGTGCCTGCTGGGCGCTCGCCTCCCTGGCGTGGTACTTGAGCGCCGAGACGGTGTAGTCGCGGGTCCAGTCGCGGGCCTCGTCGCTCATCTGCCAGTCGAGCAGGTACAGGTGGGTACCCATCGACCTGCAGATCCAGATGAACCTGCCCTGGTAGAACTTCAGCGCCTGGTAGTCGGTGCTCAGGTCGCACGTGTAGTGCTCGGGCTGGCGCCTGTCGATGGCCGTCTGCAGAATGGCGGCAAACGCTGGGGGTCGCCAGGTGTGCTCGATGGGCCGATACCCCAACCCGGCGCAGTCTCGGTCCGTCTTCTGGCAGTGGCCCCAGCACTGCTCGCCCTCGGCGGTGGAACGGTGAGATCCCTCACCGTCCCCGCATACACAGTGCCAGTCGATCTGCATGCTGAGTCCCATCTACTTGCCCTCCGACCTGGCCACGATGCGGGCCCGAATGGCGTCCTCGCTATCGACGCAGATGACGGTGCCGCGCTCTTTGCCGATGCATGCCTGACGCTGCTCGTACTGCTCGGCCTTGACGGCACATTCGGTGTAGGCGTTGCTGATCTTGAGATCGAAGTCGTGGATGAACCCGGCGTGGGTCAGGCTGACCAGCTTATCCAGGAACAACAGCACCGCTGGATGCTCGGCGACGTACGACGTACCCTGCTCGGTGTAGCCCGCTTCGAGTCGAATAGCGGGCAAGATCTCTGTCTGCAGGGAGCGGATCACGCCCTGGATGTTGCTTGCATCCTGTACCTGCAGTGCCAACCGATAGATGTTGGTCATGTGCTCTGTCCCTCCTCAAGGACGCCCCAAGTGTGACAGGTGTTGCGTCCGTTGTCAACCCCTGTCACACCGCTATAGCCGGAGCTAGCTGTCCTGTAGCTCTACCTTGGTAATGATCAGGTTGGGGTGCTCATGCTTGATCGTGGCGATGGCATCTTCCAGGCTGGTGGCACTGACCGAGATCAGACCCTTGACCGTGATCAGCCAGTGCTCCTGCTCCTGCCACGCTGGCACAGGTGGTTTGCTCTGGGCCCGCCGCTCGACCGCTGGTGTCGGGGCCACGGGCTCGGGTCGCGGCGCCAGGCGGGGCGGTACCTGGCTGCGGTCGGGCTCGGTGATCATGTGCTCCAGCGCATGCCTGGCAGGCTCAGGGATCCTGTCCATGACCAGCCTGTTGTTGGCCTCGTCCTCGGCGTCGATCACCCCGTCGCCCGACGGCAGGGCCACGGGCGCACCTGGCACGGCGGGCTCGACCGACGGCACCCAGGCGAACTTGTACTGGCCCGATGGGTCGGGCATGAACTGGCCGCCCATCTCACGGCCACTGCCCGAGCCCGCACCACGGCGCGGCACGCCAAGCTCATCGACGATGGCGAACATGGTCGGGGCCCCGACACTGAACTGCCGCTGGATCCACTTGATCGGGATGCGGCTGTCCGCGTAGTGGTGGGCGATCTCTACCTTGATCTCGTCCGAGATCCGGGCAGGCACATGGGGTGGGGTGCGCTTGATCTTGGGCACTGGCTCCTCCTCAAGAGCAGGCTCGGGCAGGAGGTCGGCGATCTCCTGCTCGATGGGTACCGACTGGGCCACACGCTGGGCCCGACGCAGCTTGGTCTTGCGCCGCTCCAATCGGCGCCGCTGATTCTCCATGTGCTCGTGCTTGGGGCACATGCCGAACCTGGCGGTGCGGTGCACGGTGGCCACGCGGCACACCTTGCAGCGCTGGTGTGATGTGGACGGGCTCACCAGGGCAGCACACCCTGGTCGGTACCGTGCTCGGCAACCCGTTTCAGGATGCTGCACGAGACGCACACCTCGGAGCCGTGGGCAATGGCCACGTTCTCGGCCCCGCAATCCTTGCAGCGGCCCGTCCACTCGCCCATCTGCCAGTGGTTGAGCGTGCGGCGGATCCACAACAGCTTGTGCATCCGATTGGTGTGCGGGCTGTCCTGCTCGGACAGGAACTTGTGGCCAGGGCACCAGTTGCCCGCCCACCTGCCAGGGATGGGCTGACACGTGCATGGCCCGAGGTGCACCATGCTGCGGCTGAAAGCCTGCCGCTCGGCTTCGCTGAGTTTGATCTTGTCCATCGTCCCTCCTCAGGGGTGGAATGTCGCGGCGTCCGACCGCGCACTCCCACCGTACCACGATGGTCCACAGTTGTCAACACTCGATTGCCGCTAATGCCGGGCTAGTCTAATCGTCATCTTCGAATAGCTCAGGGTGTGCAGCCTTGAGCCTGCGATAGGCCGCGATGTCTTTGTCCACGTTGTCTGCATACCGTACCGGCGCTGGTTCGCCCAGTGCAGGCGGGTTGGACATGACCCGCTCATCCTGAGCCTTGCGTACGCTCTCGAACATGGCTGCCTCGTCGATCCTGTCCTGATAGGTGATATTGCGCTGCAGATCGTCGAAGCTATCCCTGCGCACTCGGGATCTGGCTCCGGTCATCTTGCGCCAGCACGACGGGCAATGATCACGACCTTTGACGGTGCCCGACTCGAACCGTTCCTGTGCCCGGCCTCCCATCGGCTCGTTGCAGTTGGTGCAGATGATCTGGCCATCCCGTAGCTGGCTGACGTCAGCAGTATTCCAGGACGTACGACGCGACCACTGACCCCGCTTGAAGGGCTGAGTACGCGTATCGCGCACGTAGTCCAGCCTGCCGTCGGGCACGAAGTCGTAGTGATTCGGATTGACGCACCGCTCAGCATCGGCCGAGTGATCGTCCCGGTGGAACAGACGCTTGTCGGACGGCAGCCAGACCTCGGGCTTCTCGAACGACCACAGATAGCGAGTGACCGACACATTGCTGGCATGTCCGATGTTGACGACCGGTCTGCCCCGATCCTGCGGGGCACCACGGCGCCACGGCCAGCAGCGTGTCTTGTCAGGCTGGAACGAGGACACATCGAGGTGGGGCAGGATGCGCGTGAGCCACTGCATGTGCAGCGTACGCTCCCACTGCGTCCACTCGATAAGCAAGCTAGCAGCCAATCCGCCGGGCGGTGGAGTCATGAGGCTGACCGCCCGGCGAGTGCGGACGAGCAGGTGAGCATAGGCACGCATATGGTCGGGCCCCGTCTGTCCGCCCAGTGCTTGAATGCTGAAGGCAGGGTGGATAAATCCCAGATGCAGCACCGACCAGCCTGGGAACCAGTCCGGGCGCCCACCTGGGATGGGGAAGACGGGATAGAGCTTGACGTGCTGCACGAGCCCCGTCTTGTGCCAGGCAAACGGTTTCTGCGGGTAATGGGCCCCATTGTGCGGGTCGGGACGCACATCGGTTAGCAGCACGGGCATGGCGGTACCTGGGAAGGCAGTGGTGTGCACATGGCTGGGGGCTTGCTGCATCTCAGGACGCAGGGACGGATGGAGCCCAGGAGTAGTGGGCAAGGGCGTGGCGAGCAGGGCTTCGATCTCGTGCTCGGGTACCTGCAGGGCCAGGGCTGCGGGGTCGTGTTGGGCCATGTAGCACATGTTAGCTAGGTGTTTTTAGCTTGTCAAGCGATTGGCCACAGCCTGGTCACGGACACAGAGGGGTATACGAGTTCGAAAGAAGCCTCAATCAGCCCTAGTTTAGCTCGTTATTGGCCATAGCTTAGGCAATAGAAACGGTACCGGGGGGTGCCTTTGGTCATTACTAAGCTGTGGCCAATAACCGGTATTAGCTAAGATTAAGCAGACCGGTACTAGCTTATATGCCCTGGACATCGCTGTCACCATGTCCACTAGCTTACCGGTGAAATGGACAATGTCCGCTGGTTAGCTACTGGACATGGTGCCTAGACAAATCCTACGTTATGTCATGTCCAGGGCCCGGTTCCGCCGGCCCATACAGCGCGGTCAAAGTCCATCAGCCCAGCCAGCGCACGCGGAAAAGCGACCCCGCCCCCGTGCGGGCCCGGTAACACCGGGCCGCGCCGGGGGGGAGAGGTGGGCTACTCGCCCGCCTCAGGTAGACGTAACTGCTGTGCTCCGCCCCAGCACCACGCGGGCCCAGCCGCGCGCCACTGGTCGAGCGTCATGCGCCCGCGCTCGTTGCGCCCGTTGATCGGGCGGCCGATGGTCTTGTGCGGGCGCAGCCCGCCGTTCTGCTGGGCCACGATGCGCCCGCATACGCTGCAGCGGTCAGCCGCCATGGCGCCCCAGTAGCGCGAGAGGGTCACCTTGCGGTGACCCATGAGACCAGCTTGCGCGCGTAGGCGCGGAAGCTACGGGTATCGGCCGCGCGCACGGCGGCGCGGCGCGCGAGTGCCTCGCGCTTGTCTCTTGTGCGGCGCTGCCGCGCGCGGGTAGCGTTACGTTGCATCGGTCCCTCCGATGTGGGCAGCGCACGAGGGGCGGCTACCCCTCGTGCGCACTAGGCTAGACCTTGGACTCAAGCTCGCGCAGCGCAACCGTCAGGCGAAACTCACCTGAGGGCGTGCGCTGCGCCAGTGAGCGGGCCAGCGCGACGTTCGTACTCCAATCTGGCCAGCGTTTCTGCAAGCCATGGCTGAGTACCAGCCGTTGCACGCGCGCGAGGATCGTTCGGCGGTCGATGCCAAGCTCACCTTCCATGGCCTTGTAAATCGCGGTGGCGCTGGTCGCCTCCGCGATGTACTCATCGACCGTGGGGACGGGCTTGGCGGGCGCCTGCTGCAGCGCCTCGCGGCTCTGCTGCAGCGCCTCGCGTGCGTCCTTGGCCAGAAGCTGCAGGTAGGTCACCGCAACGTCGATGTTGTCGGCTAGCTTCTGCAGCTTTTCTGCCCGCTCGCTCCATGTCTGCTGCTCAGCAGCGGACTCGAATTGAACCTTGACCATTGGTACCTCCCGACGCGGGAGGATGGGAGGCAGCGCCCCCCATCCAGCCATGATCCTCAAGCGGGCAGGTCGCCGAGGATATCGTCGAGTGCCGAGCGCCTCTCTGCAGGCTCAGCTTTTGCAGGCGCCTCAGCTTTCGGCTTGGGCGTCGATGTGGCGGGTTTCGGGGGCGCGGCCCATTCTTTCGCCTCGACCATCTTCGCGTCGAGCGCGCCCGCTGCCTTCGCAATGCGAGGCAGCGCGGCGACGAACGCGCGCAGTGCGTCGGGCGAATCGAGACGGATCCACATATCGCCGAAGCGACCGATGCTGCCATCGGCCAGCTTGGGCGCAATCTTGAACCCGTAGGACGTCTTCCCTGTGGTCTTGGAGACGTGTTTCTCAACGCTCACCACAAAGTCAACGACCACCGCTAGAGTGCGCTCTTGAGGGCTCGCGCTGCCCAGTGAATCGAGGATGCTCATGCATCTCCCTCAGTTGGTATGGCCAGGATTGGCCGCGATACCAGTAACCCGCTTGAACTAGCCGATTCCCCTCGCTCCACATGCCGTAACGATGACACTCGCACGCGGGGGAGACCTCTTGGTCGGGTTCGCCACCTTGTCGAGCCCCGCCTGTCGGCCCCGCTCGCTGGTGACACCACCAAAGTACACCCATGCAACACCTCGTGCTTACCAGATCCGGCACAGTATGGTACCAGTTTGGGTAACGAGCGCTTCTCGGAGTGTGGTGCTGCTGGGTGTGGAGTGTCACGACTCCGTGAACTGGTCGTTACGCAACGGCTCGTTCACGGAGTGCGCTCGCTCCAGTAACGGGTGTGTGTCACTCCAGTAACAGTGCCCGTGTCCGGACTGTTACCGGAGCGGAACCGGAGCGTTACCGGAGCTTTACCGGACCGTTACATGCGCCCCCGGCCCGCCCCCCCGGTGGTGCTGCACTATAAAGGGGGCGCAATTCGGGACTTTACCCTGGCCGGTTTTTCGAGATCCCTTCCCCTGACCGCGCAGAATGGCCCCACTCCCTGACCAGCTTGTCCCACGCCCAGACCCACTTCTGCACGCGCTGGATCTCTTTCTCCCTCAACCTGTGCTCACGTAGTCGGTCGGGCGACAGCCAGTTGGCGTTCGTCAGGCCCTGCTTGCGGCGCTGGTTCGAGACCCACTCCTCCACAATGTGCATCACCGTCTCGGCGTCTTCGCCCGACAGTTCGAGCACAAAAGCCCGTTCCCCACCCAGCACACCATCTCTCCCGTCCTGGCCACACATACGACCGACCAGAATACGGTGGCGCGGCACACTCGGCACCGCACCACCCTGTGCCTGTGGTAGCCCCTAAGCCCCGTTCTCGCGGTCCTTCAGGCGCAGCACGGACGGGTCCTCGCGCACCTTGTCGAGCAGCGTCAGCCAGCCGATGGCGTAGTCCTGCCTGGAGATCTTCATGCGGTTGAAGGTCCGCCGCATGCCGAGGGTCAGGTCAGAACGAAAATGTGCTTCGAACAGGTCCTGGACCCACTTCGGGCGGGCCGCGAGCAGTTCGGGCGCGGGGCGGTTCGTGTAGCGCTGCTTGGGCTCGCTCCCGCTCTGCGCCACAACCTGTGCCCTGGTGCGCGCCTGGCGGGCGGACGTGGTGTCCTTCACGGCGGGGCCGACCGCCCTGGCACTCCTGGGCCCGACCTGGACCACCTGGGCGGGCGCCTTCCTGCTCTTGAGCTTCTGCAAGCGCTCGCGGACGCCACGCGCCCCCGCTACGCCGCGTGCACCATCGCCCGAAACCAACCCAGGCACCTCGTCGACTACGTCGACAGAATGGATCGAACTGCTGAGATCACGGCCGAAGTCCAGGGCGTCTCCCAGTTCACCGTTACCAGCAGCAGGATGGTCACTAGCTGGAGCAGGAAGATCAGCCACCGCCACCACGGTCTCGGGCGGCGGCGCAGGGTCGGGCTGTACGGCCGCGACCACCTCTTCGAAGGCGGCCTCCAGGGCCGTATCGAGATCCGTCTCGGCCTGCTCCAGGGCAACCCACGTCTCACCGTCTTTGCGCTCCCACTGGCGTGTTTCCTTATTCCAACGTTTCACGTTTCAAACGACTCCTTTCGACGACACGCCAAGGGTACCAAACCGGAAATTGAAGTGTCAACCCATCTAACACTGGGCTACCAGGGCAGAACCTCCTGGCGGCGGGCCATCTCCTGCTCGCGGGCACGCCGCGCGCGGGCCAGCCAGCCCATCGCAAAGTCCTGCCGCGAGGACTTCTCGCGGCGCGCGGCGCGCTTGTAGTCCTCCAGGATCATCTCCAGCAGGTCGGGGTTTTCGGAGGCAAGCTCGCGCGTGATCGAACCGGTTCTGATCGCCATGTGCTACTCCTTGCGTGCCCAGCATCTAGCTCCCACACCAGCCACCGGGACTCAAAAGCTACTCATACCCCCCTACTTCCCCACTTGTCAAGCGTGCTACGCTGGAGCGCGTGGGTCTGCAGATACTGAACGGGACGAACCCCCCTGCGCCGCCGAGCATATTCCTGGATCAGGGGCTCGACCCCGAGCTTCGCCTGAGACATGTGCTCGATGCCCAGCGGCGGGCGTACGACGAGTGGGACGAGTGCTGCAGGCTGGCCGACGACATCGACCCCGAGAACGACCCCGACCTGCTGGAGAACGCGCGCAGGAACGTCAGGAATGCGTATCGGCGCTGGTCGGAGATCGCCGACCAGGCGCAATCTTTAGGTGAGCAACTCAGGCGTAAACAGTTGGAGTTGCCCGCGCTGAGCGACCAGGCGTACCAGGACATGCTCGCTTCCCTGCTGGAGCAGTTCGACGGCGGGCCGCACTACCGGCTCCTGTGCGAGCGGGTGGCGGGGCTGCACGTGCGCTTGAAGCAGATGGAGACCAGCGGGCGCAGCTTCGCCGCCTCGGAGCACACCAGCCTGAACGCGCAGTTGCTGAGCTACGTCAACCAGCTTCAGAAGTACACCGAGACGATGAAGAGCGAGAACATCACCAAGGAGTCGCAGGCGGTCGCGGAGGCCATCCTGTCGCTCGTGGAGAAGCACCTCGCCGCATCGCAGCCCGACCTGTGGCACGCCATCATGAAGGACGTCAGGGCGGCTTTAGAGGGTGCGAGGGCAGCGTGACGCGCATCGACGTGTGTGCACGCTGCGGGCGGCGGCTGGTCATCACGCGCAACAGGATGTGCGCCGCGTGCGCCGCGCGGCCGTACGGGAAGGTCACGCCCAGCTTGTGGCGTAACCGCTCCGTGGAGGCTCGCCGTGCCGCCTAGCCCGTTCACCTACATCCCGACCACGCCCGAGACGCTGCCGCACTACGAGGCGGTCAATGCGGCGGCGGCGGACCTGTACGACGAGATCCTGAACCATGTGCCCGAGGGGCCAGATCGGACGCTCGCCATCCGCAAGCTGCAGGAGGCCAGGATGTGGGCCAACTGCGCGATTGCCTTCGGAGGGAACAGCCTTGGCCCAACCCAGACCCGCCAATAACCCCGTCTATACCCGCAGCGTGTTCCCGCTGGCCGTCGACGAGATCACCAACGAGGCCAACGCCGAACTGGCCGACGCCGTGATGGCCGTCCAGGCCAGCCTGATCGGCGGCGCTGGCGCGGGGACGACGCTGACTAGCCTGACCCTGAGCGGTCCCTTGACGCTCAGTGGCAACCTGCTCTTTTCGCCCGATAACACGTACAACATCGGGACTAGCTCGGCTTCCCGTCCGCGCACCATCTGGGCATCTAATACGCTGGTTAGCTCTGTCGGTCTGAACGTCGGCGGCGTCCAGATCTACGCGGGTAACCCCGCACCCACTGCTGGTCTTGGCGTCGATGGCGACTTCTACTTCCGCAACGGTACCCCGGGTACCGCCAATCAGCGCATCTACGTGAAGTCAGCGGGCGCGTGGGTCGGCATCGTCTGAACCGCAGGGACAGGATCAGGTGGGCCCACCGCGTGTGGTGGTACCCCAGGATCTACCGCCACCTCCTGTGCCTGTTCGATGGCTGCCCGAACTTCGGGCCGCGCGACTACTGGCGCGATGCAGGACGCGGCACCGGTTTCCCCTGAGGCGCGCTGCGCGCAGACCGGAGGCAAGCTCCAGTGTGCTGGCCACTGGGACCACTACTCGACGTACATGCTCTGGACCAGGCACTTCGGCCAGTTTGGGGTAGCCACCAGGCTCGTGCCGTACGACCACCCCGCCCCTGAGACCATTCCCCGAGAACTCAAGCGATGACCTTCAGCGACACGCTCTACGACGAAATGATCGCGGGTGCCGCCGCATGGTACACGGGCCCCGCGCCGCCGTCGGCCAGCCTGGGCGGCGACGGCGACATGTTCCTGGGCACCGATGGCTCGGTGTGGACCAAGATCGGCGACACGTGGACCCAGACCAGCACTGACCTGACGGGGCCGCCTGGAGCGCAGGGGCCCGCAGGGCCGCAGGGTCCGCTCGGGCCCACGGGGCCGCAGGGTCCAGCGGGCACGGGCATCAACCTGAAGGGCAGCGTCAACAGCGCCGCCAACCTGCCTGCCCAGCCACAGCCGCTGAACGACGCGTACGTGGCCCTGGACACCACCCACCTGTGGATCAGCAACGGCAGCCAGTGGAACGACGTCGGCCCGATCCAGGGTCCGATGGGGCCGACCGGTCCGCAGGGCGCGCAGGGCGCCCCAGGCGCCACGGGCGCGCAGGGCCCCACGGGGGCACAGGGACCGCCTGGCACCGACGGTGTCGACGGCGCCACGGGGCCCGTTGGCCCGCCTGGACCAGTTGGGCCTGAGGGCCCGCGCGGACCGAAGGGCGACCCAGGCGACCCGTACGGCACCCCTGTGCTGGCCATCGGCAGTATCGTCCACTGGCGCCCGTGGGAGATGACCCACCCTGTCTACGGCGTGTGCAAGCCCGCCGTGGTGCTCGGCGTCTGGGACGAGTACCACAACCTGCTCAGCCTGCAGGTGCTCGGGCACGGCCACGGCCCGCCGCCCCTGCTCGACCAGGTGAACACGGGCCACGGGCCTGGCCAGTGGCACTATATCTCTGACTGTCCGTACTCGTTCATGCTCCGACAGAGCACCCCGTTCGTACAGCAACCCGTTCTGCGCGCGAACGGAGCGGGCCATGTAACCTTCCCTGAGCTTCGAACCCTGGTACCCGGAGGCGTCTCATGACCGAGACCGATCCCAATGTGACCACCACCCCGGAAGGCGAGACCGTTGTCCTGGAGCCAGGGGATCCTGGCTACGTCGAGCCCGTCATTCAGGAGACCCCGCCTGGCGAGCCGAACGCCGTGCTCGACCCGCAGCCGATGCCCGCCGACGCGCCCGCGCCGCAGGATCTGACGTACATGAAAGAAGCGGGCGAGTCGGACGCCGAGTTCCTGATCCGCTCGCGCGAGGTCGTGGAATCCGAGAACCCGACCGACATCGTGCCCAATACACCGCAGATCAGGCCGTTCCCGAGCGAGGTCATCGAGGAGCCCGAGCCTGAGCCCGAACCCGAGGCGCCGCCCGAAGAGGAGCCCGCGCCCGAGCCAGCGAGCGCCTGATGCCACCGCAGATCGTCATGGGCCCGAGCGCCTTCGTCACGCTCTCGAACGTCGCCGCCGCGCCCAACGCGGCGGGCGATACGGTCGTCTTCACCGTCGAGACCGACCAGGCGGTCCAACTGCGCTTCACCGTCTGGGACGCCCAGAACCCGTCAGTCACTGCCGGCGGCCAGGAGGGCAGCGCCATCCTGGGCAGGCGCACCTTCAGCTACGCGCTCAGCCCGCTCACGGCCAGTGCGCAGGGCAAGGTGATGGGCTACGAGATCACCTCGCTGACCACCCCACCGCCGACGCTGCGGCCGTTCCAGGGCACGGTCCGCATCGGCGCCGCGCGCACGGTGGCCAAGAACAACGCCGTCCCGGTGCGCTGGAACATGTTTGGCGACGGCACGCGACCCGCAGGTGGCGGGGGGATTGGCAACTGGTCCAGCTACACCTGGGCTCAGTACAACCCCAAGATGACCACCTACCCGACGCCCTGATGGCACGCGTAGCGAGTCACGCGCCCACGGAGGTGTGCTGATGGCGGGCACCACTGGCCGTCCCAATCCGTGCTACGGCTGGAACGCGTACGACTGGTGCCAGGACTCCAAGTACTCGGTCAGCCTGTTCACCGCGCTTTCGTTCACGGGCCAGACCCCGACGACGGGCCAGACCACGGTGACCATGACCGGGCCTGGCGCCACGGGCAGCAAGATCGGGCTGTTCTTCGGCACTGGCATGGGTCCCGGCGGCTACAACCGCAAGACGAACCTGGTCGCGGGACCGTCGGCGGTCATCGTGCTGCGCGAGCTACGGCCCGCCACCGTGTACAACGTGGCCGCGTACGGCGTCGACAACCAGGGCACGACCTGGGTTGGGCCCAATGCCCTGCTGACCACGACCTGAGGCACTACTTCACTATGTGCGCCGAAGGGAGAGCGTGAATGAGTGACGAAGAGATGGCCGCCATCATCAGCCAGCTACAGGCCCAGCAGAGCCTGCAATCGGCTGCCCTGAAAGCCGCGCTCGAAGCGCGCTGGACGGGCGAGGACTCGGTCGACGCGTACGTCAAGGCGCTCACCCCGGGTATCACCACCTCGCCCGAGATCCCGCTGTATCCCTGATGGCCGACCCCGCCCTGATCCAGCAACTGACCCAGCTACAGGCCCAGCAGGCGGCCATCTCGGCGGGCCTGAACGCGATGAACGAGGGCCGCTGGACGGCCGCCGACTACGGCGCAGACAGCCTGGAGGCCATCCTGTACGGGCTGAACCCTGGCTGGACGGGCCAGATCAGCCCGCAGGCGCCGTGCTACGACCTGCCCGAGCCGCCGCCGCCCGAGGCCAACCCGGTCTGGATCGGCAGCCCGAACTACTACCACGGCCGAGCGGGCTGGCCCGTCATCGCCATCGTCATCCACACCATGGCGGGCACGCTGGCCTCGTGCGATAGCTGGTTCCGCAACCCCGCCTCGCAGGTCTCCTCGCACTACGGCATCGGGCTGGCGGGCGAGCAGCACCAGTACGTCGCGCTCTCCAACGGCAGTTGGGCCAACGGGGTGCTCGAACCGGGGAACGACTGGGTCTCGATTACCGGCAATGGCAGCAATCCGAACTACCAGACGGTGACCGTCGAGACCGAGGACAACGGCTCGGGCGCCACGCCCGTGACCGACGCCCAGTGGGGCTCTACGCTGGCCGTATGCCAGCTAGCCCTGCGCACCTACCCGAGCATCCGCTACCTGATGGGCCACAACGTGATCTCACCCAGTTCACGGCCAAGCTGTTGCGGCGACCGGTGGTGGGACAGCGGGCGGTTCGATCAGCTAGCCCAGGCCCTCGAACTGGAGGCGTGCTGGTGAGAGTCGCCACCGTAGGAGCGTATCCCTTGACCATCGGCGGACTGATCGCCATCGTCGTGCTCATCGTGGCCATCGTCGGGCTGGTCGGCGCCGTGCCGATGACCCCGGTGACCATCTTCGGCCTGATTGCGGCGCTGGCCGTGGCGCGCCTGCTGTGATCTGCCCCGACGTGGTCACCGCGCAACTGGTCTGCCCGCACTGCCAGCATCGCTGGCAGGCGACCTACCAGTGCCCGATCCCGTCCGAGGCCCACGTGGGCACGCCGATGCCCGACGTCAAGGCCAACTGCCCCAACTGCGAGCAGAGCGGGGCCAAGCCGCAGGCGTACTGGCTCCGCATGGAGCAGGTGCCAGGATGAATGTGGCGCAGCACGCTCAGCGCCTTCGCGTTCACCGGTCTGGGCGGGCTGGTCGGTGTCAGCGCGGGGCTGCTCATCCTGGCCTTCAAACCCCCTCCCCCGCCGCCCATGCCTGAGCCGACTCCGCAACCGAGCTTGACGCCCACGCCGACCTGGACCGTGGGGCCCACGGCCACGGTCGTCTGGACGGTCACCCCGCAGCCGAGCGTGACTATTGCCGCGCCAGCTATCACCCTGCCCGTGCTCATCCCGCCGACCGAGACGCTCGCGCCGACGGACACCCCAACCCCTGTGCCCCCGCCGCCCACCCCGACTCCGACGCGCGTGCCTCCCCCGCCTCCGGTGCCGACTCCGACAGCCACTTCCCTGGCCGTCGAGCCAGCCCCCGAGGTGAGCCCGCCCGTCGAAGAGCCAGAGGTGCTCGAACAGGCGCCCGCCGAGGTGGAGCCTCCACTGCCTCAACCTCTGGTTACACCCGTCCCAGAGGAGTCTGACGAGCCACCCGAGGCAACGGCCGAGCCTGCTCCCCCTCCGACGTCCTCAGGGGGGCAGGCCGAGCCGCCCACGCCGACGCCTACCGGAACTTCCGTACCGGAAGCAAGCGCTACTCCGGTACCGACCCAGACGCCCAGGCCCAGGCCACCGGAGCCGCAGCCTGAGCCCCCCACGGCGACACCCAACCCACCGACCGCAACCGCGCAACCGACGAGCACCCAAAAACCTGTGCCGCCGAGCGCGACGCCCGTGCCGCCCCAGCCGACCGCCACCCCGCGCCCCACGCCCGTGCCGCCGCCGACGGCGACGCCCAAGCCTGGCAACCAGAACCCGCCTGGCCAGCCGCCTGGGAAGCCCGAGACCAAGCCCACCAAGGCGCCCAAACCGTGATGTGCAAATTGACATCGTCGTCCTCATCGCGGGGGTCCTGGGGACACTGGCCGGGGCAATTGCCTTTCTGTTCAGGCAACTCGTGATCACCAAGAACAAGCGCATCAACGAGGTCCTGGACGAGCGCGACTACTGGCGCGGGATCGTGCTCAAGGAGCACGGCGTGGCGGACTACGATGCCTGGTATCAGGAGCAGCACCCGATGCCCAAGGCGGGCCGCGAGACGTACCTCAAGCAGGAGAAAGAGTGAGTATGATGGCCCGCCGTGAGCGTGCCCTACCGCGAGGGTCAGGCCGACTGCCCCGCCCTTGCATCGTGTCTGCTGGTGTGTGTCTCGGTGCTCATGCTGCTGGGCGCCGTGGTATGGATTCTCGTGCACAGTGTCAGGGGGTGAGGTGATGCCCTGGAAGAAGGCTGACGGAGGGTTCACGACCGCCAAGGGCGGATTCGTCAAGAACCCCAAGCAATACGAGGCGCTCAAGGGCAAGTACGGTAAGGCCCGGGCAGCAGCCATCACCAACGCAGGAGGGAACAAGAGTGGCAAAAAAGGGAAGTAGTGGCGGCAGCGGCGGACGCTGCGTGCCTCAGATCAAGGCGGGTACGGGGCGCATCCCGTCGAGCAAGAACCTGGGTAAGTACTGATGTTTCCACCCAGCAGGCCGCAGACCAGCAACCCGTTCGCGGGGCCGATGACCAGCACGCCCGACATGGGCGGCGCACCCCCTCCGCCAGCCGCCAAGCCGGTCACTCCGCGCCGACCCGCGCGCGCGCCCTCGCCGATGAAGCGCAAGGCCAAGGCCGCTGCGCCCAAGTCGAGCGGTGCAGGCGCGAGCAGGCCGCCCGCGCGCAAGGCCGCGCCGAAAGGAAAGAAGTACTGATGCCGCCCATCATCCGCTCTGGCAACTCGTCGGGCGGGCGCCCAGGCAGGCCCGTCGGGCCTGTCAAATCAGGCAGCCACGGCGCCGCCAAGGGTCCAGGCTCCTGCTGTAAGTAGTGCCCCAGACCACGCTCGACGGCCTGGCTGGGCTCGATTTCTCGAAGCTCAGCAGGGGCAACCCCGATGATTGGTTGAAGCAGTGGGAAGAGCGCGCCGCCGCACGCGTCGCGCCCTTCCGACCGGTGACGCCCGAAGAGCGATTCGAAGCGTTCCGGCACTTCAACTTTAGGCCACATGGCCTATTCCTGCCCGAGGACGGGCAAGCCGAGCTTGAACTGAAGCGCAGGCTCAGATGGATCGGCGAGCGGCCGACGCCCGACGAACGTTTACGTGAGTATCATGCCCTGCAGGACGAGACCGAGGGCTGGGCCCGTCGAGGCGTTTCGGGCCACTGGGTTGGCCAGCAGGCCCTCGCTCGTTCTACGGCCAGGTTCCGCATCGCCGCGTGGGGGCGGCGCGGGGGCAAGACGACCGAGGCGGCCATGGAGGCCATCGGGGTGGCCTGGCTCAGGCCGAGGTCGTGGATCTGGCTCGCCGCGCCGACCATGAAGCTGGTCTCGCGCGCATTCGACAAGTGCATGGAGATGGTCCGCGACCACGGCCTGAAGACCAGGACCGTGCGCGACACGAACCAGGAGAAGCTGTGCGTGCTCGACAACGGCGCGCGGCTGGAGGGGATCTCACTGGAGAACGTGTGGACTGCCGCAGGTGCAGCCATCGACCTGGCCATCATCGACGAGGCGGCACAGATCTACCCTGAAGCGTGGACGCGGGCCATCCTGCCCCCACTGACGGACCGTAATGGCCAGGCGCTGCTCATCTCGTCGTGGGAGGGCGAGGGCGATTTCTTCCATCAGAAGGCACTCGACGCCCGTGCCGAGATGAACAAGAACGGGACCGAGGCCGCCTGGGAGATGTTCCAGGACGCGTCGTACGAGATCAATTTCTACGCGTTCCCGCAAGGCCGGCAGACCCCTGCTCTCGCGCAGGCCGCTAAGGAGATGGAGCCATACGAGTTTCTCGAACAGTTCGGCGGTATACCCGCGAGTTCGAGAAGCAGGGTCTTCCCCGAGTTCAAAGAGAAGGTCCACGTCACGGACGTGGACTTCAATCCGGACCTCCCGGTCATTCTGGCCGTGGATCCGAGTGGCGGTTCGAACCCGTATGCCATCCTGGCTATCCAGGAGTACACGGACATGACCGTCATCTTCGACGAGGTCTATGAAACTCATCGGTCGACCGAGGAGATGGCCGAGATTCTGTGCTCCAGGCCGTGGATGCGCGCCAGGCAGATCAGCCCCGACGGGGCGCTCTTGCCGCAGTGGGAGATCGAAGGCATCTCGGACATGATTACCGACTCGGCGCAGCCTGAGGAGATGCGCCGCTGGCAGCGCATGGGCTTCCCTGCCTACTGCATCGAGAAAAAGCCGCAGATCTACGAGCGCATCCCCTTCCAGAGGAACCAATTGCGCGACCCCGTGCGCTTTTTCCGCTTCTATCGACACCGGGTAAACGTTTTGCTGGAGGACATGGGCTGTGAACCCGAGTCCGACCACCTGTTGCCCGAGGACGAGCAGCGCGCCCTGGTCATTCAGGTCGAAGAGTCACTTAACGACGAGCATTTGCTGGGCGAAACGCTCAGGTACCTCAGATCCTGTGCCCGAATGCGCGTCGATAGCCACTGCAGCAACACCATCCAGGAGTTCAAGGTCTACACGTACGACAAACGCGCCAAATCGACCAACGAGAATTATCTGGAGAAGCCGCGTGACTGGATGAACCACTCGATGGACGCGTGGGGCTACTACGTGTGGGTAAAAAAGCGTTTTGAGGGCGAGCCCGAGGGCGCCGCCAGCTATTCCTACCTGGATACGCACATCGAGCCCGACATCGACGAGAATGTCATCCCGCAGCGCACCCCGCCCGAGGTCCTGGCGCGCCAGCCGCAGTCGCGCGGCAGGATGTTCATCGAGGAGATGCGCACCTATCATCAGCGCGGGCCGTATGAGCCACGCTCTTACCTGTCGGTGGCGCATTGATGGATCCTGAATCGGTTACCCCCGACGGCGCGTACCGGTACGAGATCGACGACAAGCCGACGTACGAGGAGGTGTGCTACTGGCGCGACCACCTGGCGGCGGAATGGGGAGACCTGGATGAGGCGATGGAGAGCGAGGAAGACCTGTACTTCCAACAGTTCGACGTCGAATCACCGGGTGGTCGGCTGGCAGTCAAGACGGGCTCGGCGCCTGCCGACGCCGACGCCGCAATCGACTCGCTGGTACCTCCAGATGTATCCGTGCATGTACGGCCAGCCCGGAGCCGCCAGAAGTATCGAAAGCAAGCTGACAAGCTGACCCGCTTCGGCAAGGCGATGCTGTTCAACTGGCGCAAGCAGAAGGACGTGCTGCGCCAGGTCTCAACCGACATGGTCATCAGGCGCGTCGGGGTCTTCCGCATCATGGTCGACCGCACGCTGTGGCCGCACAAGCCGCCAGGTATGGAGGCGCGCGGGCCCGAGCCCGAGCAGATGACCGACGAGAGCGACGAGGAGTTCGCCGCGCGCGAGGAAGCCTGGTCGGACGCCGACCCCGAAGAGGTCTGGGAAGTCAGGCACAGGCGCAAAAACCCCATCGTTTTCCAGCGTCGGGACCCGCGCGTGGTCAGGTGGCGCGAGGCCGACGATGGCGAGCTACTGGTGGTCGTCGAGCACTACCAGACCAGCAAGACCGAGGCGCTGCACGCCTTCGACCGCTACGCCGAGACGGCCCACGCGCTCAGGGGCATGCTGCCCGACGAACTGGTCTACGTCGACGACGTGTGGATGGGCCGCTACCGCTGCCTGATCCTGAACGACCACCCGCTGTTCGAGGTCGGGGGGGAGGGTCCGTATCGCGGCGTCGCGGAGCACGGCTACCCCGAGATGCCGTACGTGATCGTCCCCTTCCGAGAACTGACCTTCGACGACGTCGAGCGGCGCTACCGGGGCATGCTGACCAACGCGGCGGGGCTGTACCCCATCGAATCAAATGTGCTCACGATGCAGGTCTGGATGCTGGCCATCAACGCCTGGCGCACGTATCTCGGTTGGACCAAGGATGGGCGCGAGATTACTATCCGGCCAGGTCAGTACATCCCCATCGACCAGCGCATCGGCGAGTACCTGCAGATGCTCGAAGGGCAGCCCGTACCTGACGAACTGCTCCAGACGACAGGTGTCGTCGACCAGTACATCCAGCGCAACGGCGTGGCGCAGGGGCCCCGGAGCGCCGAAGGGACTCGCTCGGCCCAGCAACTGTGGGCCATCCAGTCGATCCGCACGCTCAAAATCGAATCGGCCAAGGACGCTCTGGTACGCAGCATCACACGCGCCCTGGAGCTTGCGGCGATGCAGCTTGAAGTGTGCCTTCAGGATCGGCTCACCCTTCCGGTTCCGGGTAAGGACCGTAACGGCGAGGACATGGGGGAGGTCACGATCCGTCCCGAGGACGTTGACGGCTACTGGGACGGCTGGGAAGTCAGCCTGGGCCGACGGCTCGACCCCGCGATGCTCGAACAATGGAAGGCCCTTCAGGCGCTGCAGGCCAACAAGTGGATCCCGCACCGCACGTCAATCGAGTTGAGCGGCGCCACGGACAACCCCCAGGAGTGGCTCGACGAGCTTGTGCGCGAGGCGGTCGATGCCCTGCCCTTTGTCATCGAGCAGGTCGGCCTGGAGCGTATCAAGAACTGGTTTGGCGAAGATTCCGAACGCTTTATTGCGCTCAGCCAGAAACTGCTGGAGCAGCAGGGTCAACAGGCTCAAGCGCGCTCGCCGATGGCGCCGCAGGGTGGGACCCAGCAGCCGCCAGCGGCGGGCGCACCGTCGGGCGGCGGGGTGTCCGTACCGCGTACTGACATGGCTGGCCAGGACGTGGCGCGGGCAACTCGCTCGCTCGGCGGCGCGCGCACCTCCGGTCGGCCAGGCAATCAGCCACCGGACAGGCGTGGACAGACACGCCAGATCGGATGATAGGATCGGCCGATGGCTGACGAGGCGCTCGGTCTGTTTAACGCCATGCGGCCGAGCGCGCCCGCGCCGTCGGCTGACATCCGCACCGCCAGCGGCAACCTGCACAGCCTGGCGATGATCCCCGGTACGCCAGGCTACAACTCGCGCATCCCCAAGCCGCCGTGCTACCGGTGTGGTGAAGACCACATGCCAGGGCACGACTACGGCCACCCGTGGGAGGACCAGCCCGTGCACGACGAGCCCGTTTCGGCAACGGCTATCATGACTCGACCCGCGCCCAGCGTGCATGGCCCCGAGGTGCAGCGCTTCCCCAACCATGAGTCCGCTACTCGTAGGGTCGCCCTGTACGTTGGGCGCGGGGACACGTATGTGGTGGCCGTCGAGGAGCCGCCCGACTGGGACTCCGTCGACACCTTCAAGGTCAGGGCGGCGCTCGTCCTGCCGCTGGTGCGGCTGGCGCGCGCGCTGGGCACCAAGGTCATGGACAAGACCGGTGGTGACCTGTTCATGCTCGAACAGGAGCAGGAGGAGAGCGATGCCAGGGGCCAACCTGCGCCGAATCATGAGCGAGGTGCCGAGGGCGCTGGAGATCGTCGCCCACGACGACAAGAACGCGGTCCCGCTGGGCAGGAAGAAGATTGGCCCAGCCCGGGCGAGGGAGAAGCAGGGTAACTACGTCGCACGGGTCATGAACGGCGAGTTGCCGCTGGACGACACGGCAGCCGACGTCATCCGCCAGTACATGGAGGGCTACCATGCCCGATTCCCTCGCTAAGGCGGCCCACGATGCGCGACACGCCTCACCTGACGCGGACATCCATCAGGCTGTGCATGGCTCCGTCTTCAACGATGCGCAACCGGGCACGCCCGCGTTTGCCCGAGCCCACCTTGTGGGATCGAGTGCGCCAGAGCCGCGCATTGAACGGTGGGACGGCATCGGCCCTGAGGGCATGGGCCCTGTCGAGATTCTTGACGGACGTACCGGGAAGCCCATTGCCAAGATCAACGCCGCCGCGCGACGGAGGCTGATGGATGCCTAGCTTCTGGGACCCGCCCCCCAAGCCGCGCAAGACGCCCCGCGACCGCCTGCTGCACGAAGTCGGCATGAGCCGGCTGGAGTACCCCCAGCCGCACGTCATGGCCAGCCCGCCTGGCACGCCCGCGCCGATGAATCTGATCAACTACACGCCCGACACGTCCGAGGTGCATAGCCCTGGCACCCTCGCCCCCGTTGACCGCCTGAACTACAGCCTGGTGCCCACGTCGGACAGCCTGGGCGCGGGCCAGGGCGAGGACGGCCAGCAACAGCAGCAAGGCGCAGGCGACTGGCTCAAGCAGTACCTGCTGCCGCCCCAGATGGGTGCTGGCGCGGAGCCCATTCGGACCGATGTAGCCGGCCCAACGACTGAGACAGTTGCCCCGAACATAGCTCCCGGAGCGTACTCGGCGGCGACCCAGCCGTACAACGCGGGCCAGACGGGCACGGCCACGCCTGGTGCGCCAGCGGGACCTGGCACGCAGCCTGGCATGGACCAGATTACGGGTCGCTACGGCCAGCAGGCGCCGATCAGGGCCAACCAGTTCTCGCCAGGCCAGCCGCCGCTGACGCCCACGCCGTACGGCACGGGGCCGGGGCCGCGCATCCAGGCCAGCGGACCGACCGAACGGCCGTTTGGCGCGCGCGCGACGAACATGGGCAACGGGGCGACCTTCGGCGCGGGCCAGGAGGGTCGGCCGCCCGCTCAGGACCAGACCGCGCCAGGCGTGTATCGCGGCCTGGACACGGTCGAGAGCGGCGGCACCGTGCCGTCGCAGAGCCAGCCCGACCCGACCCAGCCCGCCGCGCCGTCGACCCGTCCGCCAGGCTCGCCCGACACCACGGCCGTTGATAACCAGGCGCGCGCCGCGCTGCAGGCGTCGGGCGTCGTGGCCAGCCTCAACGAGTGGGACCTGTACGTCGACCGCGACCCGGTGACGCACGTCGCACAGCAGGTGCGCTACCACGACCGCACGGGCCGTCAGCCAGACATTCCGGTCGGCTACTTCGCGGTCGACCCGAACACGCACCAGTTGACCCTGGTCCAGTACAACGAGGCGCTGCGCGCGCAACTGCAGGGCATTCCCGATGCCCAGAAGGCAGGCGCGCACATCGTCGACATCCTGGAGCCCGACGGCCAGCGTCACGCGATCATGTTCAACGACGCGGGCAAGCGCGTCGCCGACCTGGGCATCTCGCCTGCTGGCGCGGCTGGCGCGCCGCCGCTGAAGACGCCTGGCCACGTGTTCGTCGAGGGCACCGGCGCCAACCAGATCTGGCAGCGCGTCAAGGCCGACGGCACGACCGAGGTCGACCAGAACCTGACCAACCGCGCCCAGACGGCGTGGGCGGCCGAGGAGCAGCGCAAGGCGGACGATCAGGCGGCCAAGGATCGGCTGGCATCGCAGACCCAGTTGGCCACGGCGAGCATCTACACGCTCACCGCGCAGCCTGACGGGCGGTTCATCCTGCTCAACACCAACACGGGCCAGGCCCAGGTCGTCGGCCAGGAGGACCTGAGCAAGGGCACGATCACCGTCGGCAACCGCGATGTGGTCAAGTTCACGCGCCAGAACCCGGACGATCCAACCAGCCCGATCATTCCGACGGTGATCTACTCGGCGCCCGCCGACAAGCACGTCGAGACGCTCAACGGGGTGACCTACCAATGGGACCCGCGCGACCCCGCCGCGACGATGCAGGTCGTCTCGACTGACCCGTTCTGGGAGCAGACCGAGCAGACCAAGCTGGCCAAGGCGTACTCCGATCTGGACACCGCCCAGCAGAACCTGATCACGGGCCGGATCGGGAACATCAAGTCGCTCAGCGAGATGTACAAGTCGGCGTACGAGCTAGAGCATCCCAAGCCCGAGATGCTGGGCGGCAACCTGATCATTCCCGCTGGCACGTCGATGGAGATCGACTACGGCGGCTACGGCGGCAAGGGCGTCGAGCACGCGGGCGGGCTGCCGCTGCCCCAGGAGATCACCGACACCGCCAACTTCATGCGCTCCCTCGGCGGCCAGATCGGCGAGCAGATTGCCAGCTACAAGCCCGCCGACCGCCCCGCGCCGCCCAAGGTCACCCAGCCCACGCCCGCGCCGCGCCCCGCGCCTGCCGCGCCTGCCGCCCCAGCGCCCAAGCCCACGCCTGCCGCGCCCGCCGCCCCCGCCGCGCCTGCTGCCCCCGCACAACCGCGCGAGTGGGGACCTGGCGACCCGTACAACGAGCAGAATCCAGACACCGGTCAGTGGCAACAGGTCCACATCACCGACGACTGGAACTACGACGTCACGCCGATCCCCGAGGAGCAGTACGGGGACTACGGCATTCCAGGCGCGGGCCAGGACACCTTTGCGGGCCGGGGCCTTACCCCGCAGACGGGTCGTGGCTCGACGGGGGTGGGGTGGGATCCCTACCCCTCCCCCCACCCCCTTGGCGCGGGCGCTGAAGGTGATGTGCCTGGCGGACCGCTCAACCCGATGGAAGGCAACTGGTGGGATATCGACCAGCAGCGCTTCGCCGACTACATCCGCGACCTGCTGCGCGACCCGACCAACCAGCTACCCCAGCGCAGGCCGCCCGAGGAGGGCTACACCAATTTCCAGGCGGGGCCCGCTGGGGGTGGCGGCGGGAACATGGAGGGCGCGGCCGACCTGACCCCGTTCCAGCAGGGCATGAGCGAAAGCTCGCAACAACAGGGCAACGTCGAGTACCCGCACCGCACACCCGACGCGGGCGACCTGACCAGCGACACGCAGTACCCGCGCGACCCGAACGACCCCGAGTTCAGCACGCGCGGCGACCCCGAGTACACTCGCCGCCGCAACCCGGGCGAGGTCTTCCAGGAGGGCATGGAGGTCGGCCAGCAACGGTCGAGCGGCGACCCGGGCGCGCTGACCAACGCCGAGCGGCTCTTCGGACTGTACCCCGGTCTGCACACCGAGGTGCCCAGCAACTTCGACGAGTGGCAGTCGTCCGACCAGAACATCTACGCCGAGGTGTGGGCGGCGATGCGCGGCCAGCAGCCCGCGACCGACGTGCCTGGCGCGTGGGCGCCGCAGTGGCCGCCGCCGCAGGAGCCGCAGCCCGACCGCACGCCGTGGGAGAACAGTCACCAGACCGACCCGTGGCACATCATCTCGCCCGAGGGCCGTCCCGAGGGCAGGCAGAACGCCCAGGAGCCAGTTCAGCTACCAGGCGGCCACATCATCAACCAGGGCGAGATCAAGCCGCCTGGACCGCTCATCAACGTCGCCCCGCGCGTGGGCCCAGGCGCAACCGACATCGGCACCAACTGGGTGCCCAAGCTGCCTACCGGACACGTACCTGGCCCCGAGGTCAAGCTGCCCGACGCCACGGACATCGGCACCAACTGGGTACCCGACATCCTGGGCCTCAACAAATCCGATGTGCCCCGCTCGCCAGGCCCAGGCCAGGAGCCGTACGATCCGCTCTACCAGCAGGCGATGAACGAGTTCCGCGCCGAGATGCGCGGCGAGGGTGAGGCGAACATTACGGGCACGGGCGGCAGGCTGGCCGATTTTCACAAGTGGCGCATGACCCAGCCCGACATCCTGGCCCAGGACTACCCCGAGATGCGCTCAGGTGACACACGCGGTATGCGCGTCGAGCCCGACGTGCAGGCGGCCGAGGGCGGCTCACGCAACCCGTGGACCTTCCAGCCGGGGGAAGAGCCAGGAATGCGCAGTTGGCGGACGAAACCCGAGCCTGGCACCTGGGAGAGCCTGGGTCAGGGGCGCGGGCCTGGCAACTACCAGTCGCAGGGCTTTGGGCCAGGCGGCGAGCCGTACAGCCAGGACGTGGTCAGCATCTTCGACGAGGGCGACCCGCGCGGGTTCATCGACATGATCCTGCGTCGCCAGCAGACGGGCGGACTGGGCTCGGGCCAGGACGAGCCGCCAGGTGGGGGCGGCGGCGGTGGCCAGCAGTACCCGAGCGAGTTCCTGGCGTGGTTCGTCACCCAGCCTGACAACTGGGAGCGTCGGCACCAGGGCTTCACCGAGGACGATCTGGACGCGCGCCTGCCCGAGTTCCTGCAATTGATGAACTGGCGTGCTCAGAACCCCAGCGCGCCGCTCCAACCGAGCGAGGCGGTCTGGGCGCAGCGCCAGCAACTGCTCCTGAACGAGCAGGAGAACCAGGCCCTGGCGCGCATCAGGCGCGGCGAGCCCGAGAACGTGAGCGACCAGCCCTACAGTACGATGCTCCACGGCGAGATCCCCGCTGGCGGGCAGCGCTCGGAACTGGTCCAGTTTGATGACCCGGCTAGTGGCGCCGAGTTCGACATCCCGAGCGCCGATGAGGACATCCCTGGCACCAAGCGCTCGCCAGCCAGCGTGCGGCCCGAGGACTTCCCGAACCTGCCCAGCCTGTACGGGCGCGGCCAGGCGCCTGGCTTCGCCTGGCAGGACCTGACCCGCCAGGGCCGCGAAGCAAGCCAGAACTCAACCATCTTCAACCCCGACCTCGTGCCCAAGGGGCATGCGCCCGAGATCAAAATAGAGCCCGTTGGCGGGCATGGCCCCGACTGGGGCGGTGAGGTCAAACCGCCCGGCCCACTGATCAACACGGGCATCCCCGTTCCATTGCCGCCAGGGCACATTCCAGGTCCTGAGATCAAGCTGCCCGACTGGGTCAGCGCGGGCCCCATGGGGGACCTGTCGCCCGAGATGTTCAACCGCCTGATGCGCTGGTACATGGACACGCTCAGGGGACGTGGCTGGATGCCTGGCTATCAGCCCGAGCAGGATCCTTTTGAGCCCATGCGTCCAAAGGATGCACCTGGTCGGGGCACCTTCGAGTTAGAGGGTCCGAACGTCGATCCGCCGCCTCCGCGCTGGGCCGAAGGCGCGCGCAGGATGCACGAGGCACAAGGCGGCTCGGCCAGCCCGCCCGAGTACACCCAGAACCTGGGCGGGACCGAGGAAAACCCCGAGCCGCCGTACGTGGTGTACGGTCCACGCGAGGGGCAGGGAGAGTGGACAGGCAACCAGGTAGGCATCAACACGCCCGGCTACGTGAGCATCTTCGACGACAGGGATCCGAGCGCCCTGATGAACATGCTGTGGTTCCGCAAAGCCGACGAGCGGCTGGGCACGGGCCACGACGTGGGCGCGGGCGCCGAGGAACCCAGTGGCAACCCGTGGAGCCAGGTGCCGATGGAGTTCATCAGGTGGATGATGGCTCAGCCTGGCTTTTACGAATCGCGCTTCGGCGACCTGAAGTTTGGCGGCGAGCAGATGATGGACGCCTACCGCCAGTGGCTGCAGGAGCAGGGCTGGCGCTCGGCCAACCCCAACGCGCCGCTCAGTCAGGAGGAGACCAACCGCGCCTTCCGTGAGGGTACGACCAAGGGCGAGTTTGGCCAGCAGGCTGATCGAGCCGACCCGCAGCGCCTGCGCGACCGACCCGACTACGACTACGAGCTTATGTCCGGTGGAGGGTTGACCAACCCGCCAGCGGGCGGCTTCAGCACGGGCGAGCGGGAGTACGTCGACCCGCTGGACGACCCGATGCGCGAGCCGATGAGCGACGTGCCCGCTGGTGGTCAGGACGCCGAGTGGCTGCAGTCTGAGCCCCGAGGCATCCCCGAGACGAGTGACCCGAACACGTGGCAGCGGCTGTACGGGCGCGGCCAGAACCCCGAGGCGGCGCGCCAGGAACTGGGCAACCTGGGCAGGCGCTCCAGCCCCAATTCGACCATCTACGACCGCACCATCACCCAGCACCAGGAGGGCCCGCAGATCGTCTCGCGCGGCGGTCACCAACCCGGCTGGGACGTGCCGATCAAGCCCAACGTTTTCGGGCCGAACATCGACTTCCGTGTGCCTGGCTTCGACAGGCTGCCGCTGCCCGACACGCTCGGCGCGGGTCAGGGCGAGGGCGGACCGAAGATCCCCGGCCCGCCGCCGACGGGCCCAGGCATGCTGCCCCAGGCGCCGCCGATGCAGCTACAGGGGATCCCCCAGCAGGCTCAGGCGCAGGCCGCGCCGCAGCAGCCGCCCATGCCGCCCAACCCCGTCCAGCCGCCCACCCCTGTGCAGCAGCCGCAGGGCGCGCCGCCGCCGACGGGCGGGGCCGAGCAACAGCCAGGCTGGCAGCCGCCCGTGTCGCCCGCCGACGTGCAGGGCATCGGCCACCGCTTCGGCCAGCCGATGAACCAGGGCGAGCCATTCCACAGCGGCGTGGATCTGCAGGCCGAGGAGGGCGTGCCCACGATCAGCCCCGTCGACGGCATTGTCGAAGAGGTGCGCGAGGACCCGCAGGGCCTGGGGCTCACGGTGGTCATCCGCGACGGCATGGGCAATCAGCACAAACTGGGCCATTTGCGCAGTACACAAGCCTACCGTGGGCTCGTTGTAGCCAAGGGGCAGAACCTGGCCGAGGTAGGATCGAGTGGCAACACGACGGGCTCACACCTGCACTGGGCCATCCGCGACCAGACGGGCCAGCCGCAGGATCCCACCCCCGCACTCGGTGCCATGGGCGGTCTCCCACCCGTTCCTGGCACTCAAATGATGGGGCCACCAGGCGGCTCCGGTTCTCCGCCTGGCGCGGCTGGCACTCCTCCAATGCAAGGCGCAGGCCAGGACGAGGTACCCAACCTCGACCCGACCAAGCACGCCTACGACTCCCTGACCAACGAGGGTAAGTGCGACGTGTGCAACTTGCCCGAGTACAAGCACATGCAGGGGGCGGGCGAGCCGCTGCATCTCCCGCTGTGGAAGATGTGGGGCAAGCCTGGTGCAGGCCAGGGCGTCGGCGCGGGCGCCGCGCCTGCCGAGCCCAGTGAGTCGCGCTTCTCGAACGAAGAGATCAATTGGCTGATCGACGCGGGTCAGGGCTTCCTGCTGAACTCTGCGGAGCAGGCGCGCTATCAGCCGCCCGAGATGCGCGGTGCATACGCGTACGGCTCGAACCCCAACACGCCGCTCAAGGAACAACAGACGGGCTACTTCGAGGGCGGTCGGCGCATGCTGTCGACGATGCGCGACCGCCCGAACGCGAGTTCCTGGGAGCAGGTGGAGGACGTGCCCGTCGAGGAGGCGACCAACCCGCCCCGCTTCGGCGGCGATCTCGACCCGTGGGGCAGTGAGTCGGACCTCGAACACCAGGCTTACGTCGCCTGGCTCAGACGGCTGGGTCATGACACCGGTTTGCCCGACGAGCCTGGCTACGAGTGGTATCGACCGCAGACTCAGGAGCCGCAACGGCGCGAGGACCGGAACATCGGCGCGGGCGCCGACCGGAGCGGCTGGGGCGGCATGGGCGCGGGCGGCGTGATGGTCAACGGCAAGTGGCGTGAGGACCTGGCCGACCCGAGCGACAGCGGCGGCTCGAACCTGAGCGACCCGAGCCAGAGCCCGACGCTGGGTGGCGCCTCGTCGAGCGAGCCGAACCGCTCGGGTGACCCGCAAAGCAGCCAGTACGTCGATCAGCCGACGGGCCAGTACGGCAGCGCCACCGTCGCGCGCGATGGCCAGTCGCTGGCCAGCCAGGACCCCGAGACCCAGAAGCGCTTCCGCGACACCTTTGGCGCCGACGCCGAGACGCGCTGGGTGACCGAGCACAACCAGGGCCTGCCGCCCGATCAGGGCGCACCGCAGCAGCCCAGTCAGCCTGGCGCGCCCAAGCCCGCCGGTCCTGGTGGGCCGCAGGCGCCCGCGCAGTACCAGGCCAAGCTGGGCCCGTACGAGAACGGGCTGCTGGCGTACTGGAATGGCTCGCTCGACGCGCAGCGCGAGGCCAACCGCGCCACGGCCGAGCAGAACAGGATCAACGAGGAGAACCGCCACGCCGAGGAACTGGCCAAGATCGACCAGAACTGGAAGATCCACCAGGACGACAACGAGCGCCAGAAGGAGATCAACGCCGAGACGGCGCGCCACAACCAGGCCGCCGAGGCCATCGACAATCGGCGCATCGACGCCGATCTGCAGATCGCGGCCATGCAGGACGCGCTCGGGCGGTGGCAGACGCAGATGGAGAACGGCACCGAGATCTACCTGCAGCAGGGCGACCAGGCATTCAAGGACTGGCAGACCAGGCAGGACATGGGCTTCAAGATTCTCGACTCGGCGCTCAAGAATCCGTGGCTGCAGCGGCTGGCGGGGATGACCCCAGGCCCTGGCTACCAGGGCCAGCAAGTGGCCGGGCAGAACATCGCCAAGCTGGTCAACTCTCTGATGCAGCCGTACAACGAGACCAAGTACGGCCTGCAGAACGCTGCGTACCTGGGCATGGGCCCTGGCTCGGTCGGCAATTACCAGCCGCCCGCGCAGCCCGTGGGCGGGGCGCAGACGGGTGCCGCACAGGGTGCACAGGGCGGCTTGCCCACCGAACTGTTTGGCCAGAATGCGGCGGGGGCGCAGGAGATGCAGGGCTCGACGGCCTACGGCGCGAGCTACGGCCTGCCCAGCTACCAGCAGTTCCGAGGCTGGGACCCGTTCCAGCGGGCGGCCTATCGGACCGACATCGAGTCGCTCGGGCCTGGCGTCTGGGAAGCCGTCGGCCAGCAGATGGGCGAGAACTTCGCGGCCGAGGGTGGCACACCGGAGGTGACCAGGATGCAGGCCGCAGCGGCGGGCGAGGCGGGCCGCGCGGGCATGGAGATGATGGGCGGGCTCTTCGGCCAGACCCCCGAGGGCTTCTGGCAGGAGTCCCAGCGGCAGTGGGGCCAGGCCCAGGCGCCGACCGTCAAGGCTGATCTGAATACCGGTCAGCGAACCGGAGCACTGACCACGCAGAACGCCTGATGGCCGCGCCGAGCTACCTGACCACCGACCAGGATACGCCCAAGCTACCGGGCCGCATTCGGCCTGGCTGGGCGCCCAAGCCGAACAAGAAGGTCAAGCTCGTGCACGGCTGGGCGGTACCCGATACGGGCGCGGGCCAGGAGGCGCCCGACGAGTACCTCAACCCGCCCCCCCCTGAAACCCCTGCACCAACCCCCTCCGAAAACCCGCCCCCCCCCCACCCCGCCGGGCCCCCCCCCCCACCACCCCACTCCCCCCCCCCCCCCCCCCCCCCCCCGCGACACGGCCCTTGCGC